AAATGCCGCTATTGATTGCCATCAGTTGGTCTAGCTTGGCAGCGTTTTTCAATACTTATTTCTTTGATGATTGGTCTTTCTTAATCTATCTGGTCATAATGATTGCGATAGATACTATGCTCGGCATTTGGAAGGCTTGGAAGTATAGTGTTCTAAGCAGTTCGAGATTTGGTGGAATGGTTATCAAAAGTGTACTATATGCTTTCTTTTTGATAGTTGTTCACAATTTGACAAACTTCAGCACCAACGAAATCACTAAGTCACTATTTTTGTGGGTAGAAGAACTATGCTACGCAGCTCTTTTAGTTCGTGAAGCAATTAGTATCGTTGAAAATATCGGAGCAATCAAACCCGATTTGCTACCTAAGTGGATACTGAAAAGGTTACAATCATTTGATGAAAAAGGACAGTTTCAAATAGACAACGAATGAGAACAATAACACACATAGTAGTTCATTGCAGTGCTACGGGACAAGATGCAAAAGTCGAAGCAATCCAACGCTATTGGAAGCAGAACTTAGGATGGAAGTCCCCTGGTTATCATTACATCATTGAAGCTGACGGAAAGGAAACACAACTACTTTCAATCGCTCAACCTTCTAACGGTGTGAAAGGATGGAATAAGTCAATCATAAACGTGTGTTATATCGGTGGCGTGAACAAGTTAGGGAAGGCAGCAGACAATAGAACAGACGCTCAGAAACGCCAACTATTGACAAGACTCAAAGCGTTAAAGACTATGTTTCCAAATGCGATAATACAAGGACATAAAGACTTTCCAAATGTGGCTAAAGCTTGTCCATCATTCGACGCGAAATCGGAATATAAAAATATCTAGAGGGGCAGTTGTCCCTTTTGTTTTTTACTTATTTACTTAATAATTACACAATGACAAACACTCCAAAATGGGAAGAAGTTTTTAAGATTGAAATTCAACTTGAAGGCGAAAAGATTACAGACTTCAAAAGAAGATTAGCCAAGAAGTACAACACGACTCTAGGCAACATTGCTTCGAAGTATCACAGACACGTTACAAACAAAAACAATCCGAAGAAGTTTGATGAATCAATACCAGTGGCTCATCACTTGCCTAAGTCAGACACAAAAGAAAAAAGTATTATCGATATTGAAGGCAGGAAAGTTCTTGCCTTGTTCGATGTTCACATTCCCTATCACGATATTAAAGCTTTGCATCTGGCAATCGATTACGGTGTAAAGCAGAACTGCGATACGATTCTTTTAGGCGGTGACTTTATCGACTGCTACGAGATAAGTAGTTTTGAGAAGGACAGAACAAAGCGTTCATTTAGATCAGAGATTCAGTTGACAAAACAATTCTTTTCATTCCTGCGTTTCAAATTCCCAAAGGCTAGAATCTACGCGAAGATGGGAAATCACGAAGAACGCTACGAGCGATATATCAGAAAGAACGCCAGTGCATTGGATGGTATTGAAGATTTCGAGTTGAGCAATCTATTAGGCTTTGACAAATTTGGAATCGATATAATACACGGCAAACAGTTGGCACGTATTAACTCTTTAGCGGTGGTACACGGTCACGAATTTGGCAAGTCAACATTCTCACCCGTGAACGTTGCGCGAGGTCTTTATATGAGGGCTAAATCAAGCGCAATATGTGGACACTCACACCAAACATCGGAACACACTGAGAAGGATATTAATGGAAAGTTGACTACGTGTTGGAGTGTTGGGTGCTTGAGTGAATTGAATCCTGAATACGCACCATTTGCAAAGTACAATCACGGGTTCGCAATCATAACAAAACGTGGTAGTGATGGGTTTAACGTTCAGAACTTCAGAATACACGAAGGAAAAATCTTATGATGATAGATTTGAATCTCAAAGTACGTTATCGCATTGGCGATATTGTCTACTGTCGGTCAGATGTTGACAGTCGGTTACGCTTTGTAACTGGCTTTATCATTCGCAAGGGAATGATTATCTACATTGTATCAATGGAAGGCAGCGAAGCCTACTTCTACGACTTTGAATTGATAAGTGAGAACGAGCAGTTGATGGGTTTAAATTGATACTATCAGGTAAATTATCACACCTTCCAGAATGGCGATTGCAGACACGATAAATGTCCGCTTTCGCCATTTCTTTTTACGATCAACTTCCTCATTCAAGACCTTTGTCTGTTGATCTATTTCAATCTGCTTCTTTAGATTGTAGATACTTTCAATATCATCTTGCTTCTGCGCTTGGATGCCAGTGATATCAACGTACTTCTTCAGCATTGAATCCTTCTGAATCATAATTGAATCTTGAAGCTTTGCATACTCCCACCAATATTCGAGGGAGTAGTAGCAAAGGTTGAATGCTTGGTCTTTATTTAGTTGGAGTGTATCGACCTTTAAAGTATCTGCGCTCGAACTCGCGTTGATTTGATTCGCGAATGATAGCATTAATACTATCGTTGCTAGTGAGTATGACTTTCTCATTTTTGAAATAATTGTTAGTGATAATCGGTTTCTTTGATTCGTAATAGTATACGGTATCGCGCATCATTTTAATGTCAATAAGTGCATCGTGAATCATTCTATCTTGCTTGTCTATTTTCTTTTGGAGTTTCTCAATTTCGATTTGAAGTGGTGACGAATCTTCACGCTTTCGATTTGAAAGAAGAATGAAGAAAACAGTTAATAGGATAACTGAGATGAAAATGACTATGTGTGTTTGGTTGATTTGTTTCATTGTGTTAAGTTAAAAAAAGTGGGCGCAAACTTAATCACGCCCACTTACTAATTAAGCGAAAGGTGTTAAACTAATTTTCTTTGTATTCAGATTTGCATAAGCTTCAAGTCTAAACTCCTTACCAGTGAGCGGTAAAAAGTGAACTGTGAACTTGATGTGAGCAGGTTGTGAATAGTCAACAGTTGGAAAGCTTGAAACATCAAATTCAAAAGCATTGGCATTGTCCTTAGTCATATACGCAGACTTCCAGCACTCGCCAAAGTTACCCGTTGAATCAGCATCGATAGCATCATCAGAACGGTCGCAACCGTTATACAAAGTCCAAGTAGTTCTGAAGTCACCTTGTGCCGTACCATAGCAGGTGCGTAGTTGTGAGTAGTTGAACTCACTCCACTCTGTTTCATTCACAAAGAATGAACCGCGAAGCAAGTTACCGTCCCATTCTAGCGCAGGAAAGATGTTAGTGATGTGTGTGTCGGGTGTTTTAAATTCGCCCGTGAAGTAGTCATTTTGGAACGCTAGAACGGTGTCCTCATTCACTTTCATAATGTCAGCAATCTCACCAACATCATAGGTCAAAACAGTTTTCTTACCGTTCACAATCCAATCAAAAGACCATTGATTCTTATTCTCGAAATCGTCAAACATAACATCAGTTCCGTCTATCACGATCGTGATTAACTTCTCACTTTCGGTGTGAGTTGTCCCATCGGGCAACTGCCAAGATAGTTCTGACCGGTACAACTGCCAATGTCCATTCTCATTCTTACCGGTAACAACATAACCAAAGTCATTGATGTACATTGACACAAGGTTGAGCAGGTAAGAAGGCGAACCAACGAATGTTGATGTCGGCAAGAAACCATCCTTCCAAACATATTTCGTCTGTGTCAGATATCGACCTGCCCATTTTGGGTTAGGAACTTTCAATGTCTCCTTAACCAACTGACGATTTAATCTCAGTTCGTTGACATTTCGCCCATCAAGAACGAAATACTTTAGTTCATCCCACATTTGAGTAGGAATGCCAGTAATACTTTTGTCTAAAATCATTTTGTTTATTTGTTTAATTATCGTATAGCATACCTGCCATAGTTCGGATACAGTTCAAAATACATACGCATCATCATCATATCTGCGAAGTCGGGAGAGAAGCCGTGTTTCTTTTTGATTTCTTCCTTACTGGTCACCGCCTTCTTTCTCTCACGATCAATATGTGCAATTCTCACAACTTCCAAATGCTTTATAATCTCAGTCTTGTATTTGTCAGCGGCTATCGTCAACTTGTTTGCGTTGATGTACTCGCCCATTTTAAAGTAGCATTCTGCCTTCAAGTTCATATAGGTCTCGCTATCTATCGCACGACCACCGTTGTTGAATGATTGACACTTTAATATCCCAACCACACCAATTCCCAATCCGTCAGCATCAACCACAATATTCGACAACTTCACGTTTCTTTCTTTGGCTAAAGTACGAATGAACTCCGCTACTTCATTTGGATACTTATGCTCCATCATAAACACATCAACGAGCGACATACCACTCCACAATCCAATGATTGTTTTATCATTT